TGAGCAATTTGTTAAAGAGTTAGATAACTTTACAATAGAACACTTATTTAATCAAGAATATAAAAATAAATTAACAGATATTATTTATAGAGTAGTTGGTCATGGTAACTTAACACTGATCAAATCTTCATTATCCAATAATATAGCATTAATGTTATTACACGTTAAAACTATTCCAGATTCAATTCAGCGTGCTATTTATGATGCAATTGACAAAGATTGGGAAGGTGCTTTAGAACAAGTAGATCAATTCATGGATATGGAAAAAATCTTAGAAGGTACACATTGGTTAGATGATAAAGTTGGATTTGGTGTAGATGCTTTCGCAGGTATGGATATTCCAGTAGAAGAAACAGTTAAAAAAGAACCAATGAAATTAGTTGGTAAAAAAACAGAGCCTACTAAAACTACTGCATTACCAATGACTAAAAAATTATTCTAATGAGTATAGAAGATCAAGCAACAATCGAAGCAATTCTAGAAGAAGCATCTGCATTTGGTTTAAGACGTGAAGTACAAGAATGGGCTAATAAATTCATAAGCGAGGGTGTTGAAGCTGTAACTGCACATCACCTAGCATATGATGAATGGATAAAATAAAACATAATCATCATATAGAGTATAAACAATATGCTAGACGAGACTAAATTATTCGACTTTGTGAAAATTATGTTCACAAAGCCAGATCAATTCAATAATATGAAACTACATACGAAGAAGCGCCATCATTTTATGATTAACCGCTTCTTCGCTATTAAGTACCCTGCTAATGCCAATATGTTTAATTTTAATGGCATTAATGGTGGTAATGTGGTAGAATCATGGGGAATGGTCGCACAAAGATTCAAGAGTGTTCCAATGTGGTTTTACACCAAAACAAAAAAAGCAGAGAAAGAAATCGTAGATAAATATACACCTAGCGAAGCTGTGATCGAATTATACCTAACTAAAAATGAAATAGGTATGAGAGAATTTAATGAATTAAAACAATTCGCCAAGGCTGATTTATTCAGTGACTTACAAAAAATTGAAACACAGTTAGATGTCTATAGAAAATAAAGATGATTTCTCAGAGGTAGTTGACATTACATTATACAAATATAATTCCATAGATATTAAAATATGGGGATTAATTCAACGCGACATAGAAAGTAAAAAACTAGCAGATGAATCTTATTTGGTTTCTGCTAGTAAAATGCAAATGTATATTAATAAATGGTTTTCTGCTGATGTCAATAGATTTCAATCAGTAGGTGAGATGTCCATTCATAAAGAAGCCACTTCTATTTATTTTATTTGGCAAATGCTAAATAACATATCTAATTTGTCGTGGATCAAAATTAATCTAAATAAAAATATAACTTACAATAGAATTGTAAATATTGATCAAATCAAAACGATTAGATACAATATAAAAATTATACGAGGTAGTTTAAGACTTTTTGATTTATTTGAGACAAGAGAACTGAATATAGTTAATGATATAATGGATCGTTGTAAACTATTACCAGATGGTCAAATGTATAAAGTATTCAAATTAAGAAAATTCATGAATGTTCTTGACATGTATTTAACAGACGATACAGGTAGTGAAACATTTAGCGTTATAAATACCATTATTCAAAAATTAGAACCATATGAAATTGATGATCCGGAAATCCTTTTAATAACGGACAGAAATTCAGATATATAATAAAAAACAGACTACTTGTCACTAATTAATGGTAAGAAACTTTACAGCAGATCAAATAGGCGATGCATTAATTCATGGAACATAATTGCTGGTGTAAGTAATTCTAATACTATAGGTACTCTAACAATGAGTGCTGGAAGTAATGTAGTTACTGGTTATCGTACTAATCTGGATCTAGCAATAGGCGATAAGATTATCGTAGGTAATGTAGAATTTGAAGTAGCTAGTATAGTTAGTACATTTGTATTCACTGTAACAACACCACCTCAATTTTCAGGAACAGGTCTCAAGTTTTATAAACCATTAGATGAAGACAATTTCTTTGACTATGAATTTAAATGGTCACAAGAACCTTTAAATAGTGATGGTGGCATAATGTCAGAATATAGACCATTAAATAATGGTACAAATCCAACAGATATTTTAGGTTTAACATTCGATCCATTAAAACCATTATGGATCACAGTTAGATTTACAGTTAATAGATTATCTACAGCACATACAGTATCCTTATTAAGTCTTACATTTAATATAGAAACAGTGGCTGGTGAAATAATTTCATGTCCTCAATATTGTACAGATTGTACAGATCCATACGCAATGAATGGTTGTGCAAATATTATCGTAGATTGTGATGAGAATCTATTTAATCCATATAATCTAACAAAACCTACAAATTTATATAAGCAAATGTCTGATCTTTCAACTAATATGTTTGGCCACCCGGTTAAATATTTTAGAGTAGAACCAGATCAAAGATCACGCGACGTTATATTAATGGAATATTCATTGTATAATGTAAAAGAAACTGGTGAATTTAAAATCATGGTACCAGATAATGAGTTGCCTTCTAATGACTTTAAATTTGACATATATGGAATGAGTTTTGAAGATTTTGAAATTCATATAACTGCAACACAGTTTAGTTCTGCATTTGGTTTTGGAAAAAGCCCAAGAGCTAGAGACTATATGTACTTTCCGTTAAATAATAGAATGTACGAAGTTACCGCAGTTACATTTGCAGATGAATTCAATATGAATATGACATATTGGAGAGTAATGCTTAAGAAATTTGAAAATAAAACTAGTTCTATACATACCGATTCTGCAATAGAACAGGAACTTAGCGATTTAATTACAGGTATTGAAGAAGTATTTGGTGAAGAAATGCAACAAGAATTTGCACAAGTTAGCAAACCAGAACAATATCAAACAGTATTTAATACTGTAGGTGATGGTATACGCGATAGAGTCCATAATAATTTAACTATATTAGATACTGAGATTAGAAATAAATGGACCATTATTAGCAAGAACACATATGATCTAAGTTCTATTAGTGATGTGGGAATTGAAGCTGTTGTTTATAAAAGAAAATCAACTTTAGCAACAGATGAAAATTTAGCAGTAACTTTATGGTTTAGACCAGATTTATCTGCGGCTAATCCTTCTGCTGTTTTATTGGATGGATTAATAGATCAAAAAGGTCTAAAAATATCAACAACAAATGAAAACATATTTGTTCAAATAAATAATGATATACATCAATTTACATACAATGCTCCAGTAAGTTCGGCAGCATGGTACGGAATGGTATTTAATTTGAATAACAAATATAATCAAATATCGACCACAGTCTATAAATTAGAACCAGGTAACAATTTATTACCTAATAATACAACGCAGAATAGTATTACGAATATATTAGATGAAACCAAATCTATAACGCAATACAGTTGGATAACTACGAAACAATATGCACTTATGCCAGGTAAAATAAAAATGACCAACATAAGAATGTTTAAAAAACCTATAGAATCAGAGCAAAGACTTAATATATTACAACAATATGTGGTTAGAGATAATCAACTTGCAACGATTATAGACAACGCAATTCCTTCTATTCAGCTTAGACGTTACAATCAAGCCAGATAATACGTATCCAGCATAGGTTGATATATAACCTATAAATAACATTTTTATGAGCGAAGAAAAGAAAAAGAATATATCTGAACAAGCAGATCAAATTCGTAGAGAATTAGACGATCTAATAGGAGACACAGGTATGATGGATGTTGAGACTGATCCAGTAGATCTTCCAATCAAACAACCTAGGACCGATTTGGCACCAAGAGTCAGTTATGAAGAATTAAAGTCAGCTGCAACTAGAAAAGCAGAAAAGACTATTACAGCTCTTATGAAATTTTATCTCGATGCAGATATTATTGAAAAGGACGAATATATTGCCGCAAAGAAAAAGATGGACGAAATGACTATGTCATCTTTGATTTACCAATTACAAGCGGGAGAAAGAGCATTAACCACACTTTTACAAACTATTGATGATGGTGAATTAGCACCTCGAATGTTTGAAGTACTTGCTACTCTACAAAAATCCATGTTAGATATTATCAAATCACAAACAATGTACTTAATGGCTTCTGAGGAATCTACTAAGAGAATTGCACGTGACATTGAAATCTACAAGAAACGAGACGATGTTAGAGAAATAGAAGCCTCTGGAGGTGATACTACAAATAAAAATCTACAAAGAGGTACTAAAGATTTAATGGCAGCCATTCAAGCTGGTATTAAACGAGGACCTGCAGAAGATATTGAGGACGTCGAAGAAATAACAGAAGACTAATGAGTGATTACGTAGGCGATAATAAATGGATCCCCAAAGATGAGGGTGATGTAATGTCAGATAAAATTGTTTGGTCTACTAAACAAGTAAATGATTTGATGATTGCAATGGACCAAGGTTTTAGACCTAAGGTCGCTATGCCATTCTATGAAGGTAAGAATTTCTTACGTAAAGGTAACATTGTATTCGAATACACTGACGAAGAGATTACAGAATTAGCACGATGTGCAACAGATATTGTTTATTTCGCAGAGAAATATGCAGTAGTAATGACAGATAATGGTATTCAGCAAGTAAAACTTAGAGAATATCAAAAAAGAATGTTAAGAAACTTTCAAAATGAAAGATTTAACATTGTATTAGCATCGAGACAGATGGGTAAAACCGTAACTGCCAGTATTTTCAATGCATGGTACTTAATCTTTAATACAGATAAAAACACACTACTTTTAGCCAATAAATCTGATTCTACAAAAGAGATCATTGATAAAGCAAAAGTTGTAGTTGAGAATGTCCCATTCTTTATGAAACCTGGTATTATCAAATATGACGTTATGAACGTTCGTTGTGATAATGGTTGTAGATTAGTTGGACAAGCTACCACATCTAAAGCAGGTATTGGATTTACAATTCATAACTTATACTTAGATGAGTTTGCGCATATTCACCCAACTATTGTGGATGCATTCTATGAAAACGTTTATCCTACATTATCAGCATCAAAGGTATCTCGTATCACAATTACATCAACACCAAATGGATTTAACAAATTTTATGAAATCTATGCTGCTGCTGATAGAGGTGATAATGAATACAAAGCAATGCGTATTGACTGGTGGGAACATCCAGACAGAGATGATGATTGGTACAAAAGAGAATTAGGTAACTTAGGAACTATTGAAGCCTTTAATAGACAGTATGGAAATGAATTCGTTTCATCTTCTAACTTATTATTAGATCCTATAGATTTAAAGAAAATGCGTAAGCGTATGCAGAAATATGTTTATCATGATTTTGATGAATTTGATTATATTTCAATTGACGTTAAAGATTTCTTAATGTGGGATCCTACATTTGATATAGAAACTACAAAAGATCCAGAAAATTTCTGGTTATTTTCAGTAGATATTGCAGAAGGAAATGGTGGTGATTATTCAGTTATCAATATATTTCAAGTAGAACCTATGAATAAAGAAGAGATTAATAATGCTTCAAATCCTGGAGCGATGTATGATTTCTTTAAAATAAATCAAGTTGGTATATTTAGATCAAACGAACACGTTATTGAAGATTTCGCAAAGGTCTTATATACACTATCATGTGAGATATTCTATAATGAGAACGTTAAGATGATTGTGGAATACAATACATATGGTTCAGTTTTATTCCAATACTTAAGATCTGTGTTTCCACAGAAAAATGATTTTGATGATGAGATGGTTGTTAAGTTTAGACATCGTCACGATTCCAAGACATTAAAAGCAGGTATAAAAATAAAATCTGATAATAAAGCTATATTTTGTCAAAATTTTGCAAAGCTTTACAAAATAAATAGGATAAATATAACAGATGAAATGACTATAAATGAAGCGAGTCTTTTTGGAGGTTTACCAAGAGGTGGTTATGGAGCTCAAATGGGAAATGATGATACCATTATGACTGTGATTAGTTCTACTGAATTTTTCAACACCACTGATTATGCCGATTATGTAGAAGAGCTTCTGGATTTTATAGATCCTGACTTACATGAAGAAATGGAAAAGATTTTATATAAAGATAGTTCATTTGACGGAGATTTACAGTACGACATATATGATTTGATATAAATTTCGAAAAGAGAATAGATATATAATAAAAGTAAAAAAAATAAATAATAACAACTATGGCACTAAGTCCTCAATTATTACAGTTCAAAAGCTCAGGCGTATATCGTCTAGAATTTGACAAATCGCAAACAGTTAATATTCCAGCTGAGACTATTAGACTTGTTGTTGGTAGATCTAAAAAAGGTCCATACAACACTCCGGTATTTATTGAAAACACTGAGCAATTCGTTCAAGTTTTTGGTGGTATTGATTCGTCTTTAGAAAAGAAAGGAATGTACTTTCACAGATCTTGTATCGAAACTCTTTCAAGAGGACCGATCTTGGCTTTGAACTTAACTGCAGCAGATGCAGCAGACAGAGTTGCATTAGTATCTCCAGCAACTAATTCTTCTATCGAAGGTTTAGCAGCAAGAGAAGCTTCTGTTCAATACAGTGACATTTTTGACACTGATAAATTCTGGGTTCCTTCAGACATTAAAACATTACAAGCTGCTGGAAATATTGCAGATGATTCTTCAAATGCAATTACTTTCGCAAACATTAAACAAGAGCCTATTTCAGTTATCATTAGACAAGCTGCTAATACTGCAGGTTTTGAAATGACAGCTAGAGAATGGTATGGTGAAGGTAATGTACCAGAAGGTATCGAAGATTTAGATTACGTATCAGACTACATGGTAGATGTATTCGTATATAAAGGACTTTACGATGCTGCAATTTTAAACAATGACCCAACTTACGGTGCTTACTTTAGCGAAAAAGGTTTATTTAGAGATCAATTAGCTAAATTCACTGCATTAAGAGAAGTTAGTTTAGTAGCACAATATACTGGATCAGTTATTCCTGAATTCCAAGATCAAGAAGGTAATTTATTATACATTGAAACTTTGATCAACTTGGAAGCAAGAAGAACAGGTTTATTCTGTGCAATTAACGAAGAAGCATTAGCATCTATTGATTTCGTTGGTAATGGTTTTAACATCTATCAAGATTATAAAGTTCTTTCTCACAGAGTTGAGCAAGATGCTTCAACTGAAAACATTGCAATTGAAAATACATTAATCGTTGATGGTAATGAATTAACAGTAGTTGGCGCTAGTGTTTTAGATTTAACTTCAGAAGGTATTACAGAAGCAGGTTTCTTAAGAGCTGATATTGCTGGTGAATATACACCAATTGTATCAATTTCACAAGACGGTTTAGATGTTATCATCGAAACTGAATCTGCTATTAGAAAATCAACTTACGAAAGTTTTAACGCTGGAACTCCAGCTACTTTTGGAGCTGGACCTATCACAGTTGTTAACGGTGAAATCTTAATTGCATGTCCAACAGCTATATTAACTACTCCAGGAAGTCTTATCCCAGGTAACTTCTTATTAGGAGCTAACAATACAGATTACGTTGCAATTTCAACAGTAACTGAATTACACCCAGTAATTGGTGGTAATGTTGTAAAAATTACTGCAGCTGGTGGTGAATCATTTAGTTCAACATATGCTACAGCTTCAGCTACTTCACTTACTGCAAGAATAAGAACAGAATCACACACATTCGAATACACTACAATTGATCCAAACTCAAGAGCGGTTATGTTACCTACATTAGTAGATGATTACAACTTCTCAGATTTACAAACCGGTAAATTCGTATTATCTGCTACTTTAGCAAATGATACATTTGATTGGACTGACGTTAAAGTTGGTATGTATGTACCTGCTGATGGCGGAAAATTAGCGAGAATCAAAAGAATTATCAAAACTACTCAGTCTGGATCTAACTTCTATACATTTGAATGTCATAGACCAGTTTCTTCTAGACCAGCATATGCACTTAAGAGATACGAAGAAAGTACAACTACTTACACTATGTTCCCATTAGCTGCAGCAACACAAGCAGATAAATCAATCGCAACTTTATTAACTCAAATGAAACCAGGTAATGGTTTATCAAACACATTGATTGACAAAGATGCTATCACATTCAGATATGTTGTAGATACTTTCGGTTCATTAGAAAACGGAGGAATCCTTAATAAAGAAGAAATTACAGCTCTTTGTAAAGAAAGACAAAATGCTTCTGCAATTCTTAACGCACCAATGGTGAAAGAATTTAAAGCAGCAACTAATCCTTCTTTCTTAGATACAAACACTGGATCATTCGAAACAAGATTAGTAGCAACTGGAGGTAATTTAGAACTTAATCCTACTGCAATCTATACATTACCAAGTCTTAATGAAGGTGCAAACTTTGGTTTTTACTACTCACCAGGACTTAACGTAATTGAAAACGGTAGAACTAAAGTTATTCCACCAGCAGCTTACGTATCTAACAACTATGTTGATAAATATTTAAATGCATTGCCTTGGTCAATCATCGCAGGACCTAGAAGAGGTGTTGTAGGTGGTACAGGAGTACAAGGATTAGAATTTGCATTTGATAAAACAGATAGAGATTTCTTAGAGCCATTCGGTATTAACCCAATCGTATTCGAAAGAGGTGTTGGTTTGACTATCAAAGGTAACAAAACTGCACAACAATCAATTCAGTCAGCATTGTCTTCAGCTCACGTAAGAGAAGCAATGATCTACATTGAAGATGGTTTAGCAGAAATCTTGAAAAACTACTTATTTGAATTCAACACGGCTCAAACAAGATTAGAGATTAAAACTTTAGCAGATTCATTTATGGAATCAGTTAAAAAAGATGGAGGTGTATACGACTATAGAAACATCATGGACGGAACAAACAACACAAATGAAGTAATCGATAATAACATGGGTATTTTAGATACATTTGTTGAGCCAGTTAAAGGTCTTGAAATCTTAGTATCGAGAGTAACTATCTTGAACACGGGAGAAATTGCAACCGGAAACTTTGCATAATAAAATAAGATATATAAAATAAACACATAAAAACTATGGCTTTACCACATTATTCAGAAGATCAAACACAGAAGAAAGGAAAGAACTTCGAACCAGTACAGGCAAACCTGTTTGAGGTGACTATCTTACCTCCTGATGGAGTAACTGGACAAGAATTGTTATTACAACATGTAAACACAATCTCAGGTCTTGCAGCTTTACACAAAGAAGTTGCTGCAATCGAACAAAAGTATAAATTTGCTACTAGATCATTCGCTGGTATGGTAGACAATACTTCAATCGATGTTACTGTAAACTTTTCATTGAACTTAAATGACGCTAACCAAGCGTACTTATACAAAACATTAAGACAATGGTACAGAGCACAATATAATCCAGAAACTGGTGAAATGGGCTTGAAAAAGAATTACGTAGGAACAATTGTAATTGTACAATTCAACAGAGAAGGTGATATTTGGAGAAAAATCACATTAGATGATTGCTTCATCACTTCAGGACTTGGATTTACAGATGCATTAGACTATTCAGCAGCTGACGTTCAAACATTAGAAATCACTTGGAGATCTGATGTATACGCAGAAGAAGTAAACTAATAAACACTTAATATAAGAAGGTGATGAAAATTACCTTCTTATTTTTTGCAAGATAAATATAATATATTATTAACATATCAAAATATTATGAATAACCACAAACTAATTAAAAAACTTCAAGTTCTTCTTACAGAAGATGAAGTGGCTGCGGTTAATCGATGCATCTTAAATGATGCTATAGATACCGAAACAAGGCCAATATCTGTTAGTGCATGGATTAGAGACTTAATAAAAAAAGAATTAAGTATTAAATCAGTTGAACAACAGTCGTACATAAAAAATAAAATTAAAAACCTAAACAACAAATAAAATGAGCGAAGAATTAAACAAAGAAGAAATAGCAGCAGCAATGTTAGAAGCTAGAGATCAAATCAATAATCCTACAGCTAATCAACATGACAACGAAGAATTTGTAGTTGACATGTTAAGTGCTGTAGAATCAAAAGGATTGGGTAAAGTTAACATGGATAATTTTGGTCAAGCAAGACCTGAAAAATCTGCAGACCAATTTTTAGGATGGATGATACTTGATCAAGAAGAATTACCATCAAAAGGTAAATTCTACCCACATGACACTATTATTAAAATCAGATCGGCGAGAGCTGCTGAGATCAGACATTTTTCAACAATGGATGAAAATAATTATATTGACATGGAAGAGAAATTGAATCACATTGTAGAAATGTGTACTCAAATTACTGCAGGTGAAAAAAGATTATCTTACAAAGATATTTTAGAAGAGGACAGAATTGTACTTTTATTAAGTATTAGAGATCTTACTTTCCCTGAACCAGAAAACAAACTGATCCTCAAAGGTAAAACTGAACACAGTAAAGTTGCTGTAGACATTGAATTAGCTTCAAGATATTTAGTTGCTACATTAGTACCTACTGAAATCGAGGCTTATTACAGTTCTAAAGAAAGAACTTATGTTATCAAGACTAGATCTGCTGGTGAAGTTAGAATGCGTCCACCTTCAATTGGTGTAATGCAAGAGATCACTAAGTATCTTAAAGATCGTCAAGAAAAAGAAGTTGAGTTCGATAAAGCATTTATTCAAGTATTGCCTTATATCACACCTGATTGGAGACAATTGAATTTACCTAGAATTTTTAGCTTAGAAGTTGATTATAAATCATGGGATCAAAATAAGTTTATGGTAATCTATAGACTTGCAGAAAAAATGAAAATTGGAGTTGAAACTACATTAGAAATGGAATACGACGGGGAGATCGCAAAAGCCCCTCTTGACTTCCCAGGTGGCATCAAAAGTCTTTTCATTATTTCAGATCTCGCTGGAGAATTACTTTAAGACTAAGTTCTATCTGGGCATACATCTCAGGATGCAACCGTCAGAGATCGAGAACATGTACTACTATGAATTTTGGTACTACTTGAAAAATCTCTCGGAATACATTAAAGAGAAAAATAATCAGAATAAGGATCAGGAAGAACAGACGGCGAAACAACAGAGCGATATGAGTTCTAAATATAAAGCGCCATCGATGCCTAAGATCCAGGGAATGAAAGCACCTTCTATGAAGATGCCTAAATTCTAAAGATATATAAAGAGTATGGACAAACGCTACAATACAGTAGCGTTTGTCTTATACCTAAAAAAGACTAATACACATTGGCTCAATTAATACCCCCATTTTTAGCAACGGCATTTGAAAGATTAGGTTCACAATCTAAGGCACTTGATCAAGTAGCGGTCAATACTAAAGAAACAGCAGCGTCTGTTTCTGTTGGTGGTGATTTATATAAAAAAATGGACGAACTTGTCAACGCCCTTAAAACTGGCGGCAATGCAGGTGGTAAAGTATCCATTAAAGAAGCATTAGTACTTAGAATTACAGCAGGTGCATTAGAACCAATTGGACTTGGTTTAGGTGTAATTATTGATGCATTAGAAAGAGCACCAGAAGGTAAAGAGCTTAAATTAAAAATGGAAGCTTTAACCAATGGTTTATTAGCACTTGGAGATATAGGATGGTCAATACTTAAATTTGCAGCCTTAATGATCTTAGCGTTACCATTATTAATCATTGCTGGAGTGGCGATGTTATTAATAGTACCTCTATTAAAATTGATGGTGGATGGTCTAATGTGGGCTACCTCGAAATTAGATGAAAAGGGATTAGAGCGCATTACAGCATTGGGAGATGTTGGTAAAGCATTATTATGGTTATCTGTAAGTTTAGTGTTAATGGCATTATTAGCTCCTCAGATATTACAAGGATTATTAGTAGCAGGCGTAGTTTTATTAGGTTTTGGATTAATTATGATGCTATTAGACAAAATGAAATTAGATTCAAAAAGAATCGTTTTATTTGGTAAAGCTATACAAAGTTTAGCGCTAGGTGTTTTATTTTTAAGTGTATCACTTGTATTAATAGGACTTTTAGCAGAATATGTTCTGAAAGGTTTAGGAGTTGCAGCTTTGGTTATTTTAACCATTGGTGGAGTATTCTGGCTTATGGATAAAATGCAAGTTGATAAGGCTATGAGAAAAACCGGTATGGCATTAATGTTTGCCGCTGGAGCTATTTTATCAATTGCTATTGCATTAGTATTATCTCACCTTATATTAAATTCTATAGGTTTTGAAGAAGTAGCTAAAGTAATGTTAATTGTCGGAGGCGTTGCACTAGTATTTGGCTTAATTGCCAAAAAAGTAGGAGATGTTAGTAAGGGTGCTATGGCATTAATGTTATGTGCAGTGGCTATAGTTGCATTATCACTTGCAATATGGATCATGAATATGATTCTTGGCGACATGAAAACCGAAGATGTTATCAAGACCGTTAAATCACTTGCTATAGTAGCTGGAGTTGCTCTAGTATTTGCACTTGCAGGTGAAGCTGATAAACAAATTAAAAACGGAGCACAGGCCATGATGTGGGCTGCGGGTTCATTAATAGTTTTGGCTATTGGTATATGGGCAATGAAAAAAGCACTAGATGGCGTTTCATGGGAAACTATTGCCATGATGGGTGCAATTATTGTTGGACTTGGAGTTGCAATGGGAGTTGCAGGTTTAGCAGACAAAGAAATTGAAAAGGGTTCAGCAGCAATGATTGTTGCAGCTATTGCAATGGTTACAATAGCTATTGGTGTTTTTGCAATGAAAAAAGCACTTGAAGGTGTTACTTGGGGAAATCTAGGTATGATGGGTGCAGTTATCGTTGGACTCGCTGTTGCTATGGGAGTTGCAGGAATTGGACCAATTCCAGTTGCTATAGCATTAGGTTCAGCTGCAATGATAGTAGCAGGTGTTGCATTAATAACTTTAGGACTTGGTACAAAAATGTTCATGGTAGCTTTAAAAGACGCTACTTGGGAAAAGGTAGGTATGATGGGTGCTGTAATTTTTGGCGTAGGTTTAGCA